AGAGAATAAGAAAACTTTAAATACGTTAGGACACCATATAGTTAATCGATATAAATTAACAGAGTCGCAACGTTTACAATTAATTAATGCAGTAATCAATAAATTATCTAAATAACTTGAATGTCAGCAGACAATTTTACGGGTCAAAATATAAGCAGTACGTTTCAGCGTTTACTGCAACTATCGGATAATGGCGATTATATTACAGATGGTACTGGATCGGTAGTCACTTTACCCAGTGCTAATACATCTTCACTTTTAACCACTGCTTCTGTATCTTCAAACACAATTACGTTTACAAAAGGTGATGGAAGTACATTTCCTATAACTGTAGATACAGGATCTGGAGGTACCTTTGATACTAGCTCATTAGTAACTACTTCAAGTTTTAACTCCTTTACTTCAAGTATAAATGCTTTTACAGCGTCATATAATACAGGATCATTTAGTGGAAGTTTTACAGGTTCATTATTTGGTACTGCAAGTTGGGCTACAAGTGCTTCACACGCAATAACAGCATCTTATGCTTTAAACGGAGGAGTAACCAAGATAACAGCAGGAAATGGAATCTCAATTTCTCCAGTATCAGGTTTAGGAAATGTTACTATTAATTCACTAGCAGCAGCATACAACACAGCCACAGGATCCTATGGTTCATTTTATGATACCGGTTCTCAAACAGCTGTTAGTGCTACAACCATATACTCAATGTCTTTATCTACAACAGACATTTCTAATGGTGTTTTTATAAGTGGATCTACAAATCCATATAATACTTATATTAAATTTACTAATGCTGGGGTATATAATATACAATTTTCTGCTCAATTTTCTAATACAGGAAATAACCCAACAGACGTAGCTATATGGATTAGAAAAAACGATGGATCATCAATTAATGATGTACCTGACTCTACAGGTATTTGTACTATCCCAGCTAAAAAAGGATCCACTCCTGGTCAATTAATTAGTAGTTGGAATTACTATGTTAGTTTAAATGCTGGAGAGTTTATACAATTGTTATGGCATGCTACTACAAATAACGAAATTACACTAGAAACATTACCCGCAGGAGTTTCGCCAACTCACCCAGTTTCTCCCTCACTTATATTAACAGCACAACGTGTAGATACTTTCCTAAGCAATACAGGTTCATTTACAGGCTCATTTACAGGACAATTAATTGGTACGGCAAGTTGGGCAAATAATGCTGTAACAGCATCATATGTTACTGCATCAAATGTTTATGGACCATATGGTTCAAACAGTGTATTGAGTTCAAGTTATGCTTTGTCTAGTTCCTATGCCGTATCATCAAGTAGAGCATTAACTTCTAGTTTTGCTTTAACTGCCTCATATACACCAAATGCTTTAGTAACAGCATCCGTATCCTCAAACACAATTACTTTTACAAAAGGAAATGGAACTACTTTTCCAATAACAGTTGATGCTAATATAGGACCGGGAGTACAAGACAGATTAGCTACATGGAATACAACTACTACTATAGGAAGTAGTAACATAACACGCTTAACATCAACTAATGCTACCAATGAAGCAATAGTAGAAAGTGATTTATATGAAGTTAATTCCGATGGTATTAAAATACTCAAAAAATCTAATAACCCATTATCATCATCTATCAATTCCAACATATTTGTAAACAATATATCCCCTGCTAGCAACTTTATTGAAATTAGATCCAGGACTTATGCAGTTATAAAATACATAGATTTATCTAAATACAATAAAAATAATATAGGAGGGTGTTATGGAGCAATATTGGATTTTAATTTAATGTTAGGATTTAGTTCTATAGCAAATATAGGAGTCCCAGATTCCTACATATACGACGCAGGAAGTTACCCAGCTGGCAATGATCCTAAATATGTAGAAACTGGTCGAATATACTTATCTTGGTTAGGATCTGATTATAATGTAGGAGGAGCGGTAGGTGTTAATGGAAATGTAACATACTTAACAATGAATGAAACTATAAAAAATGCTGAACCGGAGGGATGGGAACAGGTTAGTTCTACAGGTACGCCATCAGCTACATCGTTAGCAGCTTCTGAAGAAGGAGTAGTAGCACCATATAGTGCTCCTATCCTAAGAGATGCCAACGGCGGATATCAGTTTGGATACAAACTAGTAAATAATCCTGATAATTCTTTATGGTATGTTGAAGTGGCACTATTTAATGATTCGGAGTATACTTTAAGAATAACTCACACAACAAAAATATTAAATTTATTTACGGCCCGATAATATGAAACACATAAGTCCTGGCATAATAGTTTTAAGTAGATTCTTGAACATATTTCATGACCATTTACAACTGCGCGGTAATACTTTCTTGTAGTAATATTTATTATTAAAAGGAAACTTTAATGGCAGCTGGTAAATATTCGTTTATTATTGAACAAGGATCGACTTTAAATTTTGAAGTTCAATATAAAGATTCTACAAGTACACCGATAAACTTATCGGGATATTCTGGAAAAATGCAAATACGATCAGGATTTGCAGATTCTAATCCTACTACATATATAACTTTATCTAGTTCATTAGCACCGGATGGTACCGGTTTAAATTTTAGCGGGTCTAACGGAAGTACGCCTTTGTCATCAGGGTCAATAGGAATTTATATATCCGCAGCGTCTAGTTCAGCCTTTACATTTGATACTGCTTATTATGATTTAGAAATTACGTCAGGAACAGTCGTTACTCGTTTATTAGAAGGCCAGATAAAACTTAGTAAAGAGGTAACACGATAATGGCAAGTAATATTGTAAATATTAATAATACTGATAATAATATAACAGTAACTAACGCTAATCAAAAAGTAATAGTTACTGATAATAATACCGGTATATCAGTTAATGTTACGAATCCAAAAACATCGATAGTTCAAGTAAATGCTTTAGGTCCGCAAGGAGGTATAGGAGCACAAGGCCCTGCAGGAAATATAGATACATCTTCATTTGTAACTACATCTTCGTTTAATACATTTACTAGTTCTTATAATACAGGTTCATTCAGCGGCTCATTTACAGGACAATTAATTGGTACTGCAAGTTGGGCAAATTCATCATCGCAAGCGCTAACAGCGTCCTTTGTCACTGCATCCAATGTACGAGGTCCATACGGATACAATTCCATATTAAGTGCATCATATGCTTTGAGTGCGTCCTGGGCGCCGAGTGGTGGAAGTGCTACGCCAGCCGGCTCTGATAGACAAATTCAATTTAACTCTAATAATACATTTGCAGGAGACACTTCGTTAACATTCGATAGTGAAAGACAATTAAATGCACAAAGACTGAAAGTTACTGGTAGATTTATTTTAGAAGGCAGATCTCTTATTACCGCTGATGATAGTCCATATACTGTAGGTATTGATGAAACGGTTATATTGTGTAATACAACGAAGGATCCAATTGACCTTAATCTAGAAGCTGCCAGTATACAAGGTAAAGTTCTAATAATAAAAGACATAGGCGATGCATCCTTAAACAATATAACATTAGGAAATGCAAAAATAGACGGGACAGAAAGCAGTTTTAATATTACCCGTAGTAAAGGAAGCATAATTATCACATATGATATATCTACAGCTAGCTGGTACATAATCGGAGCATATTAATTATCATAGTTTATCAAAAATCAATTAGTATTTATTTTTCTTTATATTTATTATAAAGGATTATCATGGCAATATCAGTACCTATTTGGCCAGGTTCCAGCTCGTTTTACCCAGGAAAAACGCCATTTGGATTTTACGATAACGAATATCAATTTCAGCAAGACGCTGATAAAGTGGCTATGTGGTGTACTACACGCCTAGGATATCCTATAATGGATGTAGAACTACAAGATATTCATTTATATACTTGCTTCGAAGAAGCAATAACAGAATATTCTAATCAAGTAAATCAATTTAATATTCGTGATAACATGTTCCTTTTACAAGGATCGTCAACAAATACTTCTTTAAACGGAAGAGCAATACAACCTACATTAGGTAGATTAATAGGTATTTCTAAAGGATACGGTACAGAAGCGGGATATGGTGGAGAATTAATATATAAATCTGCATCATTATCAATTAAAGCAAATCAACAAACATATGATTTATCGCAATTATCTTTAGAAGTATCAAATGATGCATCAAAACATTTAGAAATTAAAAAAGTATTTCATTATACACCTCCTGCATTAGTTAGATATTTTGATCCATTTGCAGGAACAGGAGCCGGTTCTCAACAATTATTAGAAACATTTGGCTGGGGCAATTATTCTCCTGCAGTATCGTTTGTCTTAATGCCTTTATATCATGATTTATTAAGATTACAGGCTATCGAATTTAATGATATGATTCGCCGTTCAGGATATAGTTTCGAATTAACTGGTACGAGATTTAAAATATTTCCGATACCATCATATGATTTTACATTATGGATGCAGTATATAACTACAGAAGATAGAGATGCTTTATTATTTTCAAATCCTACGGGTTCTATATCAGATTTCAGTAACGCTCCATATGACAAGTTAGTTTATGAAAATATTAATGATCCGGGTAAACAATGGATTAATAAATATACATTAGCACTTGCTAAAGAAGTATTAGGTAATATACGTAATAAGTATTCATCCGTTCCTATTCCTAATGCAGAAGTTACATTAAATGGAGATTCGCTAGTATCTGAAGGTAAAGCAGAGCAAGAAGCGTTAGTAACTCAATTACGAGAAAATTTAGAAGCTACGTCACGTACAACACAAATGGAACGTTTAAATAATGAAGCTACTTATTTACAAGAGCAATTAAATAAAATTCCATTAACAATATATGTAGGATAAAATATGGCTTTATTTGGTGGCGCACGTGATATGGATGTATTTAGAAAACTTAATAAAGAAGTTATTAAGAAGGTAATAGATACTGAAGTATTATATTATAAATTTAATATCAGCGATACAAAAATTAATTTATATGAAGAGTCTCGTAAGAAAACTTATTATTCTCCTATATTAGTACATGCATTAATATCAAAGGATGACCAGGAATGGAGTGCAGATGATTTTGGTCCTAACGTAAGTCAAAATGTTAATATTGCATTTTTACGTGATATTTTAGTTGAAATAGATTTAGTGCCCGAAGTAGGTGATATTGTAGAACATAATCATGCATTTTATGAAATAGATTCAATAGTTCAAAATCAACGATTTGTAGGAAAAGATCCTGATATGTGGTTCGGTGGTGATACTCATGGTTATAACATATCAATTATTTGTGCAGGTCATATGACACAAGCATCGAATCTCAATATTATGCCTACAAAATTTGGAGATTCTAATAGTTCGCAAAATGATATTATATTACCGAGGAACGTATAATGGCAAAACCTAAATTAAATAAAACAGAAAGTACATTTTCAAAAAATGATGAAAGTGTAAATAGGTCGTATAATATACGAAGAGATGGTGATAAAGTAAGACGTATATCTGTTAGTATTTATGATATAGACTATGCAGTAAAATGGTTTATACAAAATACAATACGTCCTACAATACAAGAAGATGAAGATTTAGTAACAGTCCCTGTAATGTTTACTACCGGTGAAAAATGGGCACAAGCACAACGTAACGGATATTTGAGAGATAAAAATAATATGATATCTTCTCCATTGATAATGTTACGTAGAACTTCAATTGAACCTAGAACAGATTTAGAAAATAATAATGTATTACGAGGGATATCTTATAATACAGGTAATAAAATGTTATTTGAAAAGAAATATACATCTGCAAATAGATATGATAGATTTTCGATATATAATCAAATAACTCCATTAAAAGAATTTTATGCAGTCGACTTTCCTAAATTCGTAACCGTAAATTATGATTTATTAATGTGGACAAATGGAATGGAGCATTTAAATGAAATGTGCGAACAATTTATTTATTTTGATGGCAAAGCTTGGGGCGATTCATATAAATTTATTACATATACAGACACGCCTTCATATGAATTAGTAAATGATATAGGTTCGGATAGGTTAGTGCGAGCTGCATTTTCATTACGTACTCAAGCATATTTAATTCCTGATAGAGTTGGTAATGAATCGGGTTTAGAAAAATTCTACGGAGTAACAAAAACTTTAATAGCTACAGAAACTGAAGTTGATATAAATCAATTAGATGAAACATTTGCAGAACGCCAAGCTAGAATGTTAGCATTAACATCTAATGCAAGTAATAATCAACCTACTACACAAAATATAAATACAGAAACAAATCCTAATAATTTAATAAGACCTACGGGAGAGACATCTAATGATATACAGCCACCGGTTGAACAACCCGGATCAAATACTCCTAAATGGCCTAGACCAGATTCATTAATTTAACATATATAAAACGTTATGGAACAAAAACAATTAACACCGGAAGAATTAGCTAATGTAAAAGAATTAGCTTCGAGCCTTAATGACATTACTACTAAATTCGGGCAATTAAAAGTAGAAAAACTTAACTTACTTACTCAGATATCTGCGTTAGAAGAATTAGAAAATTCAATGGATAAAGAATATTTTGAATTAAAAGAAAAGGAATATACTTTATCAAAAGAGTTATCTGAAAAATACGGCGAAGGCACTTTAAATTTAGAAACTGGAGCTATTTCCTAATATTTTGAAGTTTATAAAGTATATTTATATATAGTTTATAATCTTAATTTAGGAGAACAATGGCAGAAAAAATAGTAAGTCCTGGCGTATTTACGAATGAAAGAGATCTTTCGTTTTTACCAGCAGGCATCGCACAAATAGGTGGAGCATTTATTGGCCCGGCAACAAAAGGCCCGGCGTACGTTCCAACTTCAATTAACTCGTTTACTGACTTCGAGACAGTATTCGGTAAAACAAATTCAAATTATTATATGCCGTATGCCGTAAAAGAATACATTCAAAACGGCGGCCGTGCTACAGTAGTACGTACAATGAATACTGACGGATACAGTATTAATAATGGTATAGTAGCTGTTTATGCATCAGGATCAACAGCAAATAGTGCTCAATTATTATTCGCAATTCACCCAACACAAAAAGTAACGGGTTCTGCAGATTATAATGGAACTAACGGAGTATTTACGGGTGCTACAGTTAGTACCGTGTTAGCACAAGGTACCTTAGGCGTTGCATTGACAGGAACTGCAGGCACCGTAAATGGTACGACGTTGTATACTGCTAGTTTAACTACTACATCAAATAACTTTATTACTAAAGTATTTCCGCAAAATCCTACGACAACAGACGAATACGGATATTTGTACACCAATTTACCAGTTAGGGCAGCGGCTGTAAGTGGAACTGCTGCAGCTACGACATTTACGGCTACGGTAGGTACGATGACATTCTCAGGAGCACGTACTAGTACACAATCCGGAGCAGGTCATACTTATGCATCTACTCCATGGATTATATCTCAAACAACGAATAATACAAATTATGAATTATTTAAATTTCATACAATATCTGAAGGATCAAATGCTAATTATGAAGTTAAAGTAGCAATATCAAATATTCGTCCTGCAGGAACAGTGCCAGGAACAGAATACGGCGATTTTACAGTAACAGTAAGAACAGTTGACCAATCATTAATTTTAGGTTCACCATTTACTACAATTGATTCTGATTTACGTCCTAATATCCTTGAAACATATACTCAATGTAATTTAGATCCGACATCTAAAAATTATATTGGTAAGAAGATCGGTGATAGATACGAAGCATATGATACAGATAATTTACGTACGGTAGTAACCGGTGACTATGCTAATAAATCAAAGTATATTCGTGTTGAAATTGATAATAGAGTTAAAGATGGCGCATATCCTACAGCATTAGTTCCGTTTGGTCATGCTCCTTTAATGAATACATTATCTAGTTCATTTTATCCTACCGGAACAGAATTTATATCTGCATCACTTCAAACTACTCAAACGGATTCATTAGGCGTATATAACAAGAAAGTGCATTTCGGATTTAAATATGATTTCGCTACTACAGATAACTTAATTTATTTAAAGCCTATTCCTAACGGAGCTAATACAGGAAGCAATGCTAAATTCTTATTAAGTAATTATAATCAAGATTCATCAGCAGGTTCAACCGGATCAATTGATTTAACTTCGGCTACGTCAATCGATTCTCGTAGATTCGTAGTACCGTTCCAAGGTGGATTTGATGGTACATATCCTAGCAGGATTTTGGCGACGGGTGCAGATATTGATACTAATAATTCTCAAGGATACGATTTTACTTCAGTTAATACTAACGGGTATGTAGAATTTAAGAAAGCTATTGACACTGTAGCTAGTGCAACGAACGTAGATATTAATTTATTAGTAATGCCAGGTATTATATATGAAAAACATCCTGCTATTGTTTCTTATGCAGAACAAGTAGCACATGATCGTGGAGATACATTCTTTGTATTTGATGCAGTAGGTTTAACTTCTACGGTACAAAATGCGGTAGATCAAATTGCTGATTGGGATTCAAATTATGCTGCTACATATTATCCTTGGGTTAAGATAGTTGATGCAAATACAAGTCGTCCAGTTTGGGTTCCGCCTAGCGTTGTTATTCCAGGTGTATTAGCATTTAATGACAAAGTTGGAGAACAATGGTTCGCTCCCGCAGGTCTTAACAGAGGCGGTTTAGCAGTTAATGATGTGTATGTACGTTTAAATAGAACAGATATCGACACGTTATATGATGGACGTGTTAATCCTATTGCAACTATTCCGAATATTGGATATGCCGTATGGGGACAAAAGACACTTCAAGCTAAACCTAGTGCGTTGGATCGTATTAATGTACGTAGATTAATGATTGCTCTTAAGAAGTATATCGCTTCTGCTTCGCAATATTTAGTATTCGAACAAAATACGTCTGCTACAAGAAATAGATTCTTAAATATTGTTAATCCATATATGGAATCAGTTCAACAGAGACAAGGTATTTATGCGTTTAAAGTTGTAATGGATGATACAAATAATACTCCTGACTTAATTGACAGAAACATTATGTATGGTCAAATTTATTTACAACCTACTCGTACGGCAGAATTTATCATTATTGATTTCAATATTCTTCCTACAGGTGCAACGTTTGGTGCATAATAATAAAAATTAAATTACAAAAGGGGCTTCGGCCCCTTTTTTTTGTGTTACAGTAACATAATTATATATAAAATCTTAATTTAGGAGAACAATGGCAGAAAAAATAGTTAGCCCCGGTGTATTTACGAATGAAAAAGACTTATCATTCCTTCCCGCGGGCGTCGCACAAATAGGCGGTGCGTTTGTTGGGTCTACGACTAAAGGGCCCGCATTCGTTCCGACCGCACTTAATTCATTTACGGAATTTGAAACAATATTTGGTAAAACAAATTCAAATTATTATATGCCTTATGCAGTTAGGGAATATGTTACTAATGGCGGCAGAGCTACAGTAGTTCGGATAATGCCTTCGGAAGGATATTCACTTAATCAAGGATTAGTCGGCGTATATGCTGCAGCAAATAATGCAGCCGGAAATTTAGCTGCGGGAGTACCAAAAGTACAAACGGCAATATCTACATCATTAGTAGCGGCCGGAATTTATACTTCAACAGAGATTGTCTCCTATACAGGAAGTGCTCAGTTATTATTCACATTGCATCCTACTAAAAAACAAACTACGTCAACGTATTATTCATTAACTAGCCCAACTCAGTTTTTTGATAATGCGCCGTCATCATATACATTAGTAGCTGGCGCATCAAATTTAGATTCTTCTTCAATTACATTAGTATTAAGCGGGTCTGGAGCAACAAGTACGACATATACGGTTAATGGATTATCTGGTACAAATAATAATTTTACAACTAAATTATTTGGAGTTACTGCTCAAACAAGTAATGATCCGGTATATTTGTATAATACATTTAAAAATGCAGCGATATCATATTATACTTCGAATCCTAATACAAGTAGCTTATTTGCTATGTTACCTTCAGGATCAATGGTCGGTACAGTATCAGCGTCTATAGTATTCTCGGGAGATCGCAGAACAGGTGCTTCGGGACAATATCATACGTATGCATCTACTCCTTGGATTATTTCTCAGACAGTAAATGGAATTAATAATCAATTATTTAAATTTCATACATTGTCAGAAGGAACAAATGCTAATTATGAAATTAAAATTGGTATATCGAATATCAGACCGGCAGGAACAGTACCAGGAACAGAATATGGAGACTTTACAGTTACTGTAAGAGCAGTTGATCAATCGTTAGTTCCTGGCTCGCCATTTACTACTATTGACTCTGATACAAGACCTAACATTCTTGAAACATATACTCAATGTAATTTAGATCCTAGCTCAAAGAACTTTATTGCTAGAAAAATAGGTGATAAATACCGTTATTTCGATACTGAAAATTTAAGAGCTGTTGTTACTGGTGACTATGATAATAAATCAAAATATGTACGTGTTGAAGTAAGTACTAAAGTATTTAAAGGATCTTATTCTACGGCATTAGTTCCATTTGGATTCGAAGCATTATATAATACATTACCGTTACATTTTTATTCGGCTAATGCAATTGCGGATATTAATGGTACGGCTCGTACATTTAATGCTGCATTTCCTCCGGCAAAGTATAAGACAAATCAGAAAGACGTTAATAACGTTTATAATAAGAAAATTTATTTCGGATTTGATTATGATTTCTCGGGCACAGATAACTTGAATTATCTTAAACCAATTCCAAATGACGCTACAACCGGTATTAATAAAAACTTCTTGTTATCAAATTACAATCAGGATGCAGGTGCAACTGCCGCAGGAACAACGGGGCCAATAGATTTAACTACTGCTACATCAATTGAATCTCGTAAGTTCATTGTTCCATTCCAATTCGGATTTGATGGCACATATCCTAATAAAGAAATATTAACTGGTGCTAATATTACTGCTACAAATACTCAAGGATACAATGTAAATACAACATCAGCTGATGGATATTTAGCGTTTAAATACGGTATTGATGCAGTAGGAAGTGCTACAAGCGTTGATATTAATATGCTTGTATGTCCTGGTATTATTTATAGTTTACATCCTGCTATTGTTTCTTATGCAGAACAAGTAGCACAGGATCGTGGAGATACATTCTTTGTATTTGATGCAGCTGCTTTAGATGCCACTGTACAAGATACGGTTGATGCTATAGCAGATTGGGATTCGAATTATGCTGCTACATATTATCCTTGGGTAAAAATTGTAGATCAGAATACAACCAAACCGCTTTGGGTTCCACCTTCAGTAGTAGTTCCTGGTGTATTAGCATATAACGATAAGGTAGGTGAACAATGGTTCGCTCCTGCAGGATTAAATCGTGGATCATTACCTAATGTAATTGATGCTTATTCAAGATTATCTAGAACGGAAATTGATACTTTATATGACGGTCGCGTTAATCCATTGGCTACATTACCTGGTTTAGGTATTACAGTATGGGGACAGAAAACGTTGCAAGCTAAACCTAGTGCATTAGATAGAATTAACGTTCGTCGTTTATTAATTGCACTTAAGAAATTTATTGCATCATCGACACAATATTTAGTATTCGAACAAAATACGTCAGCAACTCGTAACAGATTCTTAAATATAGTTAATCCTTATATGGAATCAGTTCAACAAAGAAGCGGTGTATATGCATTTAAAGTAGTAATGGATGACACTAATAATACTCCTGACTTAATTGACAGAAACATTATGTATGGCCAAATTTATATTCAGCCGACCAGAACTGCAGAATTCATTATAATCGACTTTAACATTTTACCGACGGGTGCGACTTTTGGTGCTTAATTTTTAATTTTTAATCGATTGGGAAGGGGAGCGAAAGTTCCCCTTCTTTTTATATCATCAACATATTTATATAAAAGGAATTTAAATGGCGAGTGAAGCTCAGGTAATATTAAATAGAATTAAAAAACTTACAAGAGTCTTACAAAAGACGGAAATGTTTTCAACTGATCCAGTAGCCCAGAAATTAAACGCAAAATTTACGGGATTATTAGGAAAGCTTTCTTCTTATGTAAATCAAAATACTGCAGAACCTACGCCGGATTCAAATAACCCTAAAATAGATGCTCAAAGTCCTACAAGAACTCAAACACCTCAAGGACAAAAAGTACCTGCTGCAAGCGAATCTATTAATGAAACTAAATTAAGAGCTTATATAAGAAATATGATAATAAGCGAATTGACTGATGCAGAGAAAGAAGAACAAAAAGCTGACTTAGAAAATCAAGTATCTGACTTACAAGGACAAGTATCTAAAATAAAATCAGATGCGGCTAAAAAAGCAGAGCCGATGCAAAAAAAGATTGCTGATTTACAAAAACAAAAAGAAAAAGTATCTAAAATGGCGACGAAATAAATTTTTTCGTAACCAATCGAATATTTATTATAAATTAAAATAAAGTACCCGATAGGGTATAAATAAAAAGGAAATAAAATGGCAGAATTAATTGACCCTACCGAAATAATGTTTACCGCATTTGAACCTAAAGTAGCCAATAGGTTTATTATGTATATTGAAGGTATCCCTGCATACCTAGTTAAGGCTTCTGGTCGTCCTAGTATTACATTCGGTGATGTAGTATTAGATCATATCAACGTAGAAAGAAAATTAAAAGGAAAAGGACGTTGGGATGATGTTACTATTACTCTTTATGATCCAATCGTTCCTTCAGGTGCGCAAGCAGTAATGGAGTGGGTACGTTTATCTCACGAATCAGTAACAGGCCGTGATGGTTATTCTGATTTCTATAAGAAAGACATTACTTTTAACGTATTAGGACCAGTAGGTGATAAAGTTGAAGAGTGGACTTTAAAAGGTGCATATATCGGAGCTGCTCAGTTTGGTGATTTTGATTGGTCTACAGAAGATGCGATTAATATTAGCTTAACTATTAAGTATGACTATGCAATATTACAATTTTGATTTTTATCAATTAATTGTAAAAATACTTTAAAATACTTTATAGTTACAAAAGAATTCCTTATATTTATTTATATAAGGAATTTTTTATGTTTAAATGTAACGATTGCAATATTGAATTGAAGTCTTATAAAGGACTTCAAGCACATAATTCAAAAACTCACAAAATACAAGGGGTTGATACCCATGTAAATTTTTATTATAATGGCGAATGGCCTTTATGTAAGTGCGGATGTAATGAAAAACTAAATTTCCAAGGAGGAAAGTTTGGTGAATATATTCGAGGCCATAAAGCTCGAATATCTGGAGGATTTTATTCTAAAGAAGGTCTTGAAAAATCTGCAGTAACTCGCAGAGAACAATTCACTTCAGGAAAGCGTGTTCAATGGAATAAAGGAGTATCTAAAACAGAAGTGCAAATGCAAGCTTGTGTCAAAGCTGCCCAAAACCCGGAACGTAGAAAGAAAATATCAGAAAAATTAACAGGAAAAAAGAAATCTCCGGGGCATGTTGCAAAGATAAAAGCTGACAGGAAAAAATATTGGCGTGACCAAGATAATAGAAATGTTCAAAGAATTCGTAGATCTAATTATATGAAAACTTATTTAATTAAGACAGAATCTAAATTAGAAACTGAATTTAAGAAAATTTTAGATATGTTAGATATTAAATATGAATTTCAGTATACAGTATGTGGGTATAACTATGACTTTTATATTACTAATAAAAATATACTAATTGAAGTTGATGGGGACTGGTGGCACTGTAATCCAGATCTAGAAATACATCCTATACATGAGTCGCAGAAACATACTGTAGAACATGATTTAATCAAAAATAAAATTGCATCAGATAACAGATATCAGCTTCTGCGATTTTGGGAACATGACATTATGACAAATCGATTGCAAGTAGTTCAAAGATTAATTGAAAATTTAAAATAGCGATATTTATAATAAATTAATAAACAATTAAAAGGCAAAACAGTTATGGCATTAGTTGACGAAAACTACCCAAAGAAAGCCTCGGAAGAAATGTCCGACGCAGCTTTAAAGCAAGCAGCCCTTCAAAATTTTAAGCAAGAAGAAGTTAAGAAATATAACTTCCCTACAGAAATTGTAGATCTACCTACTAAAGGATTACTATATGCAAAAGATAATGCATTAGCAACCGGACAAGTAGAAATGAAATACATGACTGCTAGAGAAGAAGATATTCTTACTTCTGCTAATCTTATTAAACAAGGGGTTGTATTAGATAAATTATTTCAATCGATGATTGTATCTAGAATCAATTACGACGATTTATTAGTATGCGATAAAAATGCAATTATGATCGCAGCTCGTATTTTAGGATATGGTAAAGAGTATGCAGTTGAAGTACAAGATCCATTTTCGGAAAATAAGCAAAAAGTAGTTATAGACTTAACTACAATTGAACCAAAAGAATATGACTTCGAATCTATTGTACCTGGACAAAATGAATTTACGTTCGTCTTACCTACCTCTAAAAGAACAATTACATACCGATTGCTCACTCATGGATTAGAAAAGAAAATTAAGGATGATCTTAAAGGTTATGCTAAATTAACAAAGAATACAGGAGTAGATAAAGAACTTACTACAAGATTGAAGAATTTAATTACTTCAGTTGATGGTAATTCTGATACAGCTACAATTAATGGCTTTGTAGACAATGAACTTCTTGCAATGGACTCACGAGCATTACGTGATGAAATTAAAAAAGTTACTCCAGATTTAGATATGACATTTGTATTTACTTCAGAAACAACCGGCGAAACCAAAGTAATGGATATGCCGATGGATGTGAGCTTTTTTTGGCCCAACTCCTGAGTATCGCCCATATCTTCATTCGGAGATATTTAATCTCGTATATCACGGGAAGGGAGGATTCACTTGGGAGTGCGTCTACGAAATGCCAATATTCTTAAGGCGATTTTATATTAAGAAAATAAACGAAACAATTGAAGAACAAAATAAAGCTCAAAAAGAAGCAAATAAAAAATCTTCAAAAGGTATGGATAGGCCGGGAATAACTCCAGGCAGAAAATAACCTAAAGAATGCTCGACCTTGATATTTATATTAAAGTCGGGCATTCATCATGAATAAACAAGAAACACTAAAAAAACTTATACGAGAAGAAGTTCGTAAAGAGCTTATTAAAGAATCTGATAAATCTAAATTAAATGAAGGATTGTTAGAAAAACTTCTAATGGCTTTTTTATCTCCAATGATAAAGCGTGAAGTTAAAAAAATAAAAAATGATCCTGATATTATCGCTGCTCAGCAATCAGTTCAGTATGCAGTAGATAATTACGTAGCACAATTAAAACGATCTACTGAATATCAAAAATCACAAAAAAATCGCGAAGAAAAAGAATACGAAGAATTTCGTAAATCGCTCAATAAAAAGTAATAAATGGCTAAACAATCGGGTCCAAAGAAAAAAGCTGAAGAAATTAAAAACTCCTTTGATGACGTTACTTTATCAATAAAAGATTTAGAAAAGGAATTATCAAAAGTTTTTAATACCAAAAAACTTGACAACTTTGTTAAGTCATTAACATCTGGATTCGAAGATACAATTGATTATTCAGATCAGATACAAGATAAAATGACTGATATGAGTAAATCAGTTACATCATTATCTAAAGAATTTGGCTCATTACGAAGTGAACTAAATAGTTTTTCAAAAAATATATCAAATATAAAAGTACCTAACTTAAATATTATTTCAAATATTAATGAAGTAGATATATCTTCATTACAAGAATCTATTAAAAATTTACCTGATATTAATTTAAATGCGTCTATATCAAATGTAGATGCTAGTAAATTAGATAATATTGATTTACCAGTACTCGATGATATTCAAGCAAATGTTAAATTTAATGTTCAGCCGATTGATCTACCTACAGTAGACGATATCAATGCAAATATTAAATTTAATGTACAAACTTTTGATTTGCCGAAAGTTGAAGATATTCAAGCAAATGTTAAATTTAATACCGAAGCAATTACAATACCTGACGTACAAGATATTCAAGCAAATGTTAAATTTAATGTTCAGCCGATTGATCTACCTGACGTCGAAGATATTCAAGCAAATGTTAAATTTAATGTTCAGCCGATTGAAATACCTAAGGTTGATGATGTTAATGCTTTAATAAATTATACAACTCAAGTACCAAATCCTCCAACAGTTGAAGATATTCAAGCAAACATTAAATTTAACATACAAGACATCGAAGTTCCGGACATCGAAGATATTACTGCAGTAGTAAAGTATACAACGCAAATATCAGATTTACCAAAAATAGATGATATTAATGCTTCAATAAAATATACGGCACAGATATCGGATTTACCTAAAATCGAAGATATACAAGCAAATATTAAATTTAACGTACAACCTATAGATTTACCAAAAATAGAAGATATAGAATCGACAATTAAATATAATGTAAAAGATATTGATTTAACGGAATTACAAAAAATAAATTTATCAGCAATTATATCAGACGTAGATATGTCTGTAGTAGATAAAGCAATATATAAGTATACTCCTATAATTTTAGATTCTATAATAAATGTCGACGCATCAGAAATACAAAAACTAAGTTCTAATGCGCCTATTCAATTACCGGTTCAAGTACCTTCTATAACGCCGGAAATTCAACCTCCATTACCTACTGAAGTTCCTATTGAAACTAGTCCTATAGAAGATTTAGAAGATAATTTACCTGAAGTTGATAATACTTTATTGTTTGAAAGGTCTGATTTATATAAAAAAATTCTTGGTGCGCAAGATTTAATTGCAAAAAGAAATATTGATATTGCTGGTAGCGAAAAATTAATAAAAGAATTTACCGACCAATCAAAAGAAATGTATGATAGAATTAATAAATCAAAACAACGAGAAAAGGACTTATCAACTAAGTTAAAAGATATTACTAAAGAAACTTCGGATATTACTAAACGTATACGAGATATTAAATCAGGAAAAGTCCAAGGTAATGTACAAGAAGAAGAAGCTGAATTAAAAATTCTTAATCTTCAAAAAACGTCTATTGATTCACGTATAACGTCCGAACGTCAATTACAAACAGATTTAGAAAAAATTAATAAGTTAACGGAAGATGATGCAGATAACCTTTTAAAAGTACTAAATAATAAACAACGTATAGGTAAAGCTTCTTATGAGTCTTTAGACTTTTCTAAAGAACTTTTAAAAACAGAAGAAGATTTGCAAATTGCAATTGCATCTGGAGATAAAGACTTACAAAATGCTTTAATGTCTCGTAAAGATTTATTAACTGCGGCGCAACAAGAAGCTGAAGCGCAAGATAAAATTAACTCTAAATTAGAAGCTGCGCGAGATAGTATCGTTAGTTTCGGCGATAAATTATTAAATTTAGTACCAGGGGGTAAAGAAGGATTTTTAGGAAAAATGTTAGGGCTTGATACTATTTCTAAAAATCTTAAAGATAATGTAGGAACTGCAATGGCAAATGCATTTTCAACTGCCGGATCAGGAGCTTCAGGATTTTTTGCTGCTGCTTCAGCAGGTGCAAGTACATTAATGGCATCATTAGCTCCTATACTTCCTATATTATTAGCAATTGCCGGAGTAGTTGGATTAGTAAAATTGTTTATGGATGCCGATAAACAAGTATCTGAATTAGCTCATAATTTAAATATATCATATAAAGAAGCTGGGAAGTTACAAAATACTGCAGTAGATATTGCTACGGAAATGAATGTAGCAGGAATGAATACTGCAGAAGTAACAAAACAAATGGTAGACTTACAGCAGGCTACGGGTCTTAATGTAGGTTTATTAGCAACACAAAATAAACAAGCTAAAGATTTATTAGCTACGAGTACAATGTTAACTACTCAATACGGATTGTCTGCAGAAGAAACAATGACATTAAATTCTGCGGCTGCTATCGGAGGTGGTACATTAGATAAAATGGCATTAGCCGCTGAAAAGTTTGGTGAAGATGGTTTAGTACCTGCCGGAGAAATAATGAAAGATATCGCTAAAACGTCAAAAACCGTTTTAATGAATTTTAAAGGCGATTATATTGCATTAGCACGAGCAACAAAGACTGCAAAATTAATGGGTACTACATTAGATAAAATGAGTGCGGCAGGAGAAAGTTTATTGAATATAGAAAGTTCGATAACTGCCCAAAATAAAGCTCGTATGATGTTAGGCCGTAATATTAATTTAGATGCGGCTCGTTATTATGCGTTACAAGGCGACACTGAAGGCTTAATGCAAGAAATGGTTAAAGCTGCTGGTTCTGTAGAAGACTACGATAAAATGAGCGTTCTTCAGAAAAAAGCATTAGCCGAAGCAATGGGAATGCAAGTAAGTGACTTAGATGAAATGATGATGAAGCAAAAAGAATTAAATACTTTAGGCATCGATGCAAATAAGTTACAAGAAATAATGACTAAGGCTAAAGATGGTACGATAGATTTAGAGAAAGAATTGCTCGGAATGAAAGATGATGAAGCTAGAAAATTGCTTAAGCAAAAAGTAGCTGAACAACAGCGAGCAGGAACTCAAGAAAAATTAGCTAGTACAATACAAAAAGTAACTGATTTATTATATAAAATGGTTGAACCATTGCTTCCTATAATTGATAGTTTTGTAGATTCATTAGGTAATGGAGAAGGTATATTATCTTCTATATCAAAGACATTAGGAATAATAGGTTCAGTATTAGGTACTATATTTGAAATATCCGGTAATATTTTAAGAGGTGCATGGTATCCAATAGGAGTTACTATTGATTTTATATCTGCCGTTTTTGATAAAATAGGTAAAGCAGTAAAATATATTAAAGAAAATATATTCGGTATAAAAGATGCAACCGGAGCTGCAAGTAAGGCAGCCGATGATACCGGTAAGTCAATGGAAATTATTAAATTTGTCGCACTTGCAATTGGAAATATAATTGGTGGTTGGTTTCTTTTAAAAACTTTATCTAAAGCAAAAGACGGATTATCTTCAATGTACGATAGTGCAAAAGGCATTGGATCTTCTTTAAAAGAAGGATTTAAAAGCTTAAAAGAAGGAAAATTTCCATCATTAGGTAAAAAGAAAGGTGCAGTTGATGAATTATCAGAAAAGAAAATTGAAACTCCTGAAGTAGATACTAAAGGCACAGATAAAACCCTAAAAAATACTAAGTCATTTGCAGATAGATTAAATTCGATGTTTAAATCTATTAACGATACTTTAAAGGCTATTTTTAAAGGCATCGGTGATATGCTTAAGAATATATTTAAATTTATTAAAGATACAGTTAAAACTATATTAGATTTTATAAAAAATGTAATGAAAGATATCTTTAAGACAATTAAAGACGTTGCAAAAGAATTAACTTCAACATTACAATCATTATTACAAAATATTGGAGATTTATTAAATACTGCCGTTAACGTAATTAGAGATGTTGGTACTAATTTAATAGGAGCTGTAGGAGATTTATTAGGATCGGTTATTGAAATAATAGATTCTCAAGGAACTGCATTAGTTGAAGCATTAGGTAATATAGGTAATACATTAGCTGAACAAGTAATGAAAGTTGTTAATACTTTATTAGATGGATTAGGTCAAGCCGCTAGTAAATTACCAGGTATAATGAATAGTTTAGGACAAGCTATTGGATCGTTTTTTGTAGGATTATCTACTGGATTAGTTACTTTTGCTGAAGCAATGGCAACACCAACTCCGTTATTCGGATTACCGGTTGGATTAATTGTACTTGCTATGGCTATGGGAATAGCTGCAGCTCTTAGAATTGCTGGTCCTGGCATAGAAGCTCTTGGCAAGGCTTTTACAGGACTGGGTAAAGGTTTAGGGGCAGCTGCCCCTGCAATACAAGCAGCAGCGAGTGCTATATTTAATGTTTTTAAAGGTATAGGATATGTTATTGAATCAGTAGGGAAAGCAATATCTACAGTTATAACTGCAGTTGCAGATTCTATTGTTAAGTTTAGTGATGTCGACGCAGGAAATATAGCTGCAGTAGGATTATCATTGGGAGCATTAGGTGCGGGGTTATTAGCATTAACCGCGGGAGAAGTAGTAAATGGTATTGCATCATTCTTCGGAGCTAGTCCAGTAGATACATTAAAAGAATTAGAGACTATCGACGGTAATAAAATGAAAGTTACTGCAGACGGTCTTAAATCAATGTCAGATGCATTAACTAATTTCGGAAACGTTAATACAGACCCGATTATAAAATCCGCGGATGCATTGGATAAATTTAATAATCAAGTTATTAAAGGTGGATTAGCGGACGGATTAAATAGTTTTTTAGGAACAGATCCATTCGCAGTATTTACCCAATTGGCAGCTATTGATACCGGTAAAATTGATACAGTTGCTAAATCCATTGCATTAGCAGGAACTAGTATAGAATCATTTAATGCAAAGGTCGGTGCATTAGATGATAGCGTTGGAGATAAGGGCGATTTAATTGCAGCCTTATTAAATGATATTGCTGATATTGAACATGATGAAATAGATGCTTTAGCAACTGCAATTGATAATTTAGCTAAATCATATGACTCTTTATTAGCATCAATGAAAAATATAACAGACGATGATATATCTCGTATGCAACAAATTGCTTCCGCCACTCCTAAAGATGTAAGCGGCGGAGGTATAGGCGATGCTATAAGCGATACGTTGGGATCGGCAATGTCAGGAGTTAAAGATTTAGCAAGTAGTGCAATTAGTTCTGTAGGAAGTTTCTTTGGATTCAGTGATGAAGAAACTGCTCAAGAAACGAAATCAACAGCAGTAGCTACGGCCCCTATAACACCAGTAATGCAACCAGTGGCTACAGTAAACGCTCAACCGGCAATCGCTACTCAATCAGAAACGACAATAAATAACCAAAACAATAATGCTAAATTAGAAGGATTGGTAAGAGAATTAATTGCTAAAGTAGAGCAACCGGTAATAATTAAATTAGGTGAAAAGACAGTAGCCGAAATGCAAAGCGCAATATCATTTAGAAAATCGTATGGAGCCAACGTAAATGGCTACCGATCATAATTATATTATATGGGAATAATATCACTTAAATCGAACCTGGCTATAAACGGTACTCCCGACCGTTATGATACACAAGGGCAATTAATTAATTTTCCTAAAGCAGGGTCGCAGTTAGATATTGACAGCGTTCCTGAAAAGTATGATCGTTTAGGTAAGTTAGATAAATTACCTCCAGAATCTTCACAATTAAATTTTGATGGTAATTTACCTGCAGCTACTAATGCATTTTTAAATACTAATGCATTAGGATTTACAATTAAAAATCCTATAGGAGTAACTCAATTCGTTGGAATAAACGGAACGACATTTACTAATCCAAATGGAATTAATATAAATACAACACCAGGAGTTGGCGTTGATTTTATGCCTAATACATATGCTAAAGGATTTACAATTAAAAATGGATTTGGCGAATCGCAATTTATTGGAATTAGCGGTAATACATATACAAACCCTACTGGAACTAGTCTAGGAACCGTAAATTATTTTCCGGATGAAACTTCAGGTGCTAAAGGATTTAAAACTAAATTAGCTCCTTACGAATCAGGATTTATAGGCATTAGTTTAGATAATACTAAATATCAATATCCTGACACGGTTTATGGGGCAAGACTATTAAATGTAACTTTAGGACCTTCAGGAGGAACTGCTAAATTAGAAAATCAATTAGGCGCTGGTTCTAAAATGGGTAATAAAGGCTTTTATGCAGAAAATAGATATGCAGAAGCAGTTCGTAATGATTCAAATCAAAGTTTATTGACATCTTGGTCATTACGTAGAAGAAGCCCGTCTCCATTAGAACAACAGTATTCTAAATTTAAACTTCGTGAAGAAGCTTTTAATCCCACATATATAGCACATCCTTTAATTTTAAGAGGTATACAAAATCCAGATGTATTGAATCCACAAAGATGGGGAATCGATGCATTAGGCCAACAAGAAGGACGTACTGCTGCAAATAATTTAGCCGCTGCATTAGATGGAGGATTTATACGAGGAGGTGCTAGCACGGCATTAGAACGTAGTGCTATTGATACTGCGCGTTTAGCTAAATTTATGGCTAGTCCTAAAGGTATTGTATGGGCAATAACTCAAGTAGGATTAGGAAAATCAAATCCATTAGTAGAAAAGAATCTAGAAAATGTATTACCATTTAATGATACAAGATCGCATTCAGGATTAACTACATTATTATCAGTTCCAGGATCTGCATTTGGTTTACATATTACTAGACACGGAATTCCATTTGCAAATGAAGCTGCTTCATATGAAAAGATAATTCAATATCAAACAAAAAATTCAAATCAATTTATAGCTAATAATAGACTTTTACAACTTAAAACAGAATTATTAAGTCCTTTTGGAGGAGCTCCTTCTTCAAATGCCGTTGCAAAACTTCAAAAATTGTCTTCTATAGTTAAAGGAAATGATAATCCGGTTATACAAACTTTATCAGGTTTAGGCGGACCAGGTTCTGTATATGGATTAGGTTCAACAACTATTAGGAGATATACACGTTCTAGAGAATTTGGTATTACTTTTAGTAAAGATGATAAAGTTACTGAAACATTATTAGGAAATAGTAGAACGCCTTATCACGATTCGGATGGTAATCTTACAATGGATTATTATGCCGGATTACTTAAAACTCCTACGAGCCATTTAGGTAATCCTAAAATAAGTACTAATGCTAATGGTCGTGATCGTGATGCATTTGGTATAGATGATTTGGATAGAGACGTTAATGATAATCCACATAATCTTACTCGATGGTTAGACCAAACAGTATCGGACGGAAATGAACCAGGAAACAATTATTCAGAAGGAAAATCTTTAAGAGTTCAAAATTCTGCATTTCCTGCTAATTTAACAGATAGAGATCATAGATTCTCTACATTACCTTATGCAGAGATACGTAATATTGCAAAAGACCGAAGTTCTAAATCAACTTCAATTAACGACTTTCGTGCTAAATTAGGCGGAGAAACAAAAACGTTTTCTACTAGTACTGATAATGTTAATTTTACTGAAGGTAATTTATCTAAACGTTATGGATTCGGCGATCAAGGCAATCCAAATGCAGATAGAAGCGATCCATATCTCAGAACTAGTATTGACGGAGCAGGACAAGCACAAGATAGAGGTAATATAGATAGTGCAATAGGAGATCTTAAAACTATAGGCAAATTCGGAATATCAAATACTAATGGATTCAGGGGCGATAAAATAACTGCAACTGATTATATTAAATCAACTTCTCAAAATGAAATATATCCTGAAGGTGTTAGAGATTTTATAAAGTTTTATTTTTCTGGTATTGATTTATATGATAGCGGTAGAGATAATGTAATAGTATTTAGATCAAATATACAGAATTTGGCCGATTCATTTAGTCCTAACTGGAGTACGGTAAGTATTATTGGACGTCCCGATGGACCTGCAATATATAGTTCATTTGAAAGAAATATTTCTTTTAACTTTACTGTCGCAGCTACTTCAAGAGAAGAATTAGTTCCAATGTGGAGAAAATTAAATTATTTAGCTACTTTTACAATGCCAGTATATGGTGGCGGTAAACCAGGAGGAGCTTTATGTAGAATGACAATAGGAGATATGTTTAATAATACTCCAGGATATTTTACAGGATTAACAATTGGAGTTAATGAAGAATCTTCTTGGGACTTAGCTGATGACTCTACAATTGATAAAACAAATACAATTAGAAAGAAAAAGAATAAATATTCCAAACAATTACCTACTATAGTAGATGTAGATGTACAATTTAAAATTATTCATGATTGGAGACCGCAGCAAGGTGGTAGAGCATATCATTTATATAACGGAAATTATACACCTGCATCTCAAGACGGTAGTTGGTTATGGGATTCTAACATTTAACATATTTATAATAAAGTAAATATGTTTTACGAAAGATATAAACTAAACGGCGTTTTACTAAATAAAGATAGAAAGCATAGATATATCCGTGCTGGTATATTACCTACTATCGAAAAAACTCCGGACGATACATATATTATAACAACTATAGGAGATACGTTAGACTTTTTGGCTTTTGATTATTATAAGGATGTTAACTTATGGTGGTTAATCGCAGCTGCGAATCCAGACATTCCATTTAGTTCATTATACCTAGAACCAGGCCTTCAGTTACGTATACCCCCTGTTAAGTTTCAATCTGATATTGATGCATTAATAGAAAAATCAAATAGGAGGTAAATAATATGGCATGGATTAATCCGTGGTGGCGTCCTGCAGGCGGTGGCATTTTAAGTAATTATGATTCAAGAGAACGTACTAGAAGTTATTTAGAAGTTGCTTACGGTAAAATTGTATTTGCTTCTGCGGGCGGATATAATTCAATTTGGGGCAAAAATACTATTGATTTACCGAGCGTACAAAACGACCCCGTAGATACGGTAGATGAAAATGATAATAATAGATCTACCACAGTTACTCCTAAAGGATTATATACTCGAAGCGATCCAAATGGAGATAAATTTAAACCTAAATCGCATTTAGTATCAATAACTACATCCGGTATGGATGAATTAGGAATGAATCAAAAAGGTTCATATACCTATAGAACTTATGGCGGTTTAGGAAATGTCCCGTCGATAGGCGATACTGTAGGTATGAGCTGGGGCTGGGCATACGGAGGTCAAGTATTAGCTTCGGAAGGATTTAATGGAAAGGTAATGGGATATAACGTTTCTTCAAATAGCGAAGGAGGTTTTGATGTTACTGTAGATTTATTAGGAAATAATACTTCCGTAGTAGCCGCTAATATGAGTGTCGACGCGGCAACGCCTTTAATTACAGGAACAGGACAAACGGATGCTGCGGGTAATACTAAAGAAGTCAGTGGATTAATATCAGCTATTCTAGATGCTCAGTCACAAGCTGCTACTCAAAAAGTATCAGGTCTTGCTACATTTGGTAATGGATTGTCTGGAGTAGTTATTGAAGTTCCTGAAGATTATGCCAGCCCAAAAGACCAAGGAGCTACTACTAAGGACACTACTAATCCGCAATATAAAGCATATGTAACATTTGCATCCGTAGTAGATTGTTGTAATAAAGTATTAAAAAGTTATTTAGACCCGGATGTACAAATAAAATTTGCAGATGCAGGAAAATGCCCCGTAACAATACCAGCCGGAGCAATGAATGCCGGAGACCCGTTAGAATTATTAATTCCTGGCGCAGCTACATATGGTCCGAAAGTTTTTCCTACGGTAGGAACATATACCGGAAATTCTGAAGCTCTTTTACTTAGTTGCGAAAAAATGAAAGAATTTGCAAAATTTACTATAGAAGAAAGAACTACTGCAGGCGGGCAATCTAGACGATTGTCAATAAAAACGTTTTTTGATAGTATATTTAGACTAATTAATGATAACTGCGGGCAGGTATATGCATTAACATTAGCTAACAGCGCCGATAGACAAGATAAAAATATTTATATTGTAGATTTTAATCTTATACCTACCGTAAACGCCGTAGGTACTAGTCCATATAGAAGTGCTACCTTATCGGCACAATTAGATAGTGATCAAGCAGCGGTATTTTACATTAATAAAAATGCACCTACAGAAGCTAAGGCAAAAGGTTTAAATACTAATGTTGAACCAGATGAACCTGATTATGCAACATTAGTAAAGGCAGTTGGCGATAGCGCAGATCCGCAAAATGTATCTGCTCTTAAATCTGCTAATAAAACTAAAATGGCAGGATTACTCTCATCTGCGGCTGAATTTGGTACGGCTGCTCCGTGGAAATTATCTGTAACTCTGGATGGAATCGGTGGATGGCAATACGGGGGAGTTATAACAAACCCAGCGGCCATGGCGGCTAAAGTACCAAATTATAAAGTAGGTTTTGCGATAACAAACGTATCACATAACGTATCTGCAGGAGATTGGACCGTTTCATTAGATACGTATTGTAGGATTTATTAATATGTACAAACGACCCAAAATATATTATCCAAAAACTAAGATCATAACAAATCTTTATACGAAAGGTAAAGAGTGGATGTATGAGAATGGGGTTGAATATATTGGATATTATCATAGATATTTAGATGGATTAGTATTAACTGAACCATATTATAATATGGTAAAGTCAGAAAAGATAATTCCGTATTCTGAAATAAAAAGAAATCAAACAAATGTAATATACGATTCAATATCAGACTTACAAGTGTCGTTTAATGTATCGCCTACCAATGTATATACATTACCTACATTAGATGATTATAAAAAAGGATTTTTTAAACGATATTTTATCTATAGAAGAAATTTAAAAAATATATATACTGAATTTTTTGAAGTAAACGATAAACAATATAAATCTTGGAAAACGCCGAGAGAAGGTATTGATGAAATTTTATACGATGCTTTTGTTATTGAATGGAGATTAACTGGGCCTAAAAATGATATTGTAGCAAATGGTCAAATAATAGAGTTCGGTGTATATGATACTAACAAACGATTAGTATATTTAAATGAAAAGAAGTTTTCTGGCATAGTAAAAATTCTAACGGATTATACGGAGTTTAGTATTTATTCATTACTTACTCCAGAAGAAATTCGAAAACAATTTGGAAATATGTAAAGTATTTTTTAAATTAAGGTTGTGAAAATTATAGATAGTTACGTAGATTTTTTTAAGTTCTTGGAGCAAGAATCCAAATCTATTCATTTTATTATTCCTATTTATTGTGCAGAATATAAATCGCTACATGAAAGCGATATATCTTTATTATATGTATATTGTATAGATTCATCAAATGAATACATGTTATGTTATGATCATTCGGAATCGGAATCGATAAATACTCAAACGCTAAAAGATTATCTCAATAGTATTGAAAAAATATTTTGTTATAATAAAAAGAGACTTTTAAAATATAGCGAAAAGAATAATTTAATTGATATTGATTTAGTACAATGGTTTTATTCTAATACATATCTGGATCAGGATTACGATACTCCCACCCATGATCAATTTTATAGAACGTATGAAAATTTATCTGATATCAATGTAGTTATTCCAATAAGTAAGCATTATGATAGATGTACAAAGATTCGAGAGCAGTTTTTTAATGTATTAGATTATTTTGAAGATCAAACGTATTCAACTACACCTTCGTATGACTATTATGATTTTATACTTCGTACTTTATATAGTATAGAAAATAATGGATTATATATAGATCATAAAATATTTAATAAGCATTTTAAAGAAAATTTATATCAGGACAAATTAGTATATACAGAATACAATATATATACTACAACAGGAAGACCTTCTAATAGATTTAACGGTATTAATTACGCTGCATTAAATAAAGAAGATGGAAGTCGTTCTGCATTTATAAGTAGATATAAGAATGGCATTCTAGTTCAGTTTGATTACGATGCTTATCACTTACGTTTATTAGCAGATTTAATTGATTATAAATTTCCAGAAGGAATATCGGTGCATGAGTATTTAGGTAAAATGTATTTTGAAAAAGATATATTAAGCGATGCTGAATATCAAGAATCGAAACAAATTAGTTTTAAATTGTTGTATGGAGGTATAACAAAAGATTATATGTCAGTTGAATTTTTTGCTCAAGTAAAAAAGTATACAGACTTGCTTTTTGAAAAATTTAATGAAGATGGTTATATCGAATCTCCATTAGCCGGAAGGAAATTATACAAAAAATTCTTTAAAGATATTAATGCAAGTAAATTGCTTAACTACTTTATACAGATATATGAAACAGAGCGTAATATACATATTATAAGTAGTATAAACGAGCTATTACAAGGTAATGAAAATAAACTGATACTATATACCTATGACTCATTTTTATTTGATTTGAACGTTTATAACGAAGATTTGATAGGTCAAATAAAAGGTATATTAGAACAAAATAATAAATTCCCAACAAAGTTAACAAAAGGAATTAATTATCATGATGTTGAGTGAGACGTTTTATATTTATATTAAAGATAAAATGTTAAGGAGAGTTAGTGAGTCAATTAGTATGTGTGTTTTCACTAAAAGAGAATTTAGATTATACGACTAATATAATAGAATCGACATATTTTGTACTATTCAAAAAAATCTTTATATTAGGCATTGAAGATAGCGAAGAGTTCATTTGCAGTTTTAATATTGATAAAGAAATGCAGCGAAAGCAATTACCTAATGCAATGTTAGTACATAAAAAAAGAGATACAAATACAATTTATACCATTAACTCATTGAACGCTTTAATTAAACAACAGAATAACGGAGTATTAGATAAGTCATTTAAAATTGAATGGGCTAATTACTCAAATGGAATATTATTGTTGTCAAACAACGAACTAAAGTTCCTGACTACATATTTATATCAAATAATAAATGTTAAATAAAATTTGCAACTTACGTAAGAATTCATTATATTCAATAACAATTAACAAATAAATAAAGGTAAATTATGGCAATTAATTTAGACACCGTTAGGCAGAAGTTATCGCAACTTCAAAATGTTACGACAAAGCAAAACAATTTATGGAAGCCTGAACCAGGCGCGCAACAAATAAGGATAGTTCCTTATCAGCACAATCGAGACAATCCATTTTTAGAGCTTTACTTTCATTATAATTTCGGCGGTAAGAACATGTTATCCCCTATTACTTATGGAAGACCTGATCCGATTGTAGAATTTGCAGAAAAATTAAAATCATCTGGTAGTAAAGAAGATTGGAAAATGGGCAAGAAGCTTGAACCGACGATGCGTTGTTATGCACCTATTATTGTGCGTGGTAAAGAGCATGAAGGTATTAAGTTTTGGGGTTTTGGTAAAACAGTTTATCAAGAACTTTTAGGATTTATTGCAGATCCTGATTACGGTGATATTTCAGATCCAATGAACGGACGTGATATTACAGTCGAATTTAAATCGAAAGACCAGACAGGTAAAGATTATCCAGAGACGTCAATTCGTATTAAACCGAATGTGACTCCGATAACTACGGATAAGTCTGTATTAGAAAAAATTGGTAATCAGCCTAACATTAATGACATCTTTAAAGAACCTTCTTACGATGACTTAATGAAAGCATTACAAGATTGGTTGAATCCATCAGAAGAGTCCGCGTCGGCAGACCCAGCTAAAAGCGACAATCAAAAACAGAATAAGGCTTCAATTGAGTCTTCTTCAACCGCAGCATCGTCTGTAGATGATATCGGTGCGGCATTCGATCAACTATTTAACAAGTAATTTAAGGAGCTATTATGGCAAAGAAATCTATTGAGATTGATTCTTTACAAGATGAACTGGCCGGTATATTAGCAACGAATCTTAACAAAAAATTTAAAAGTAGTAATTATAAAGTAGCTTACTTTCTGGAAGGGGACGATGACTCCCCTTCTGAAGTAAGTGAATGGATTTCTACCGGTAGTTCAATGTTGGATTTGGCTATTAGTAATCGACCTAATGGGGGACTACCCGTTGGACGTATTACTGAAATCACCGGATTAGAAGCGTCAGGTAAATCGTTATTGGCAGCACATGTGTTAGCCAATACACAAAAGAAAGGCGGATTGGCAGTATATATTGATACTGAAAATGCAATATCCCGAGAATTTCTTCAAGCAATTGGAGTTAATTTAAAAGATATGCTTTATGTTCCGTTAGATACTATCGAAGACATTTTCGATGCAATTGATTCAATTATTGAATCTGTACGTAAAACAGATAAAAATAAAATTGTTACGATTGTAGTAGATTCAGTCGCCGGTGCTTCAACTAAAATTGAAATGGCAGCTGATTATGATAAAGATGGTTATGCAACATCAAAGGCATTGATTTTATCAAAGGCAATGCGTAAGATAACTAATTTTATAGGACGCGAACGTATTTGTATGATATTTACAAATCAGTTACGTACTAGAATGGGCGTTAGCTTTGGAGATCAATGGACTACGAGCGGTGGTAAAGCAATTGCATTCCACTCGTCAGTAAGATTACGTTTAAAATCCGTAGGACAAATTAAAGTAACTAAAGAAGGCCGGGATGAAATTTTAGGAATTAAAACGCGCGCTCAAGTAATTAAGAATCGTATGGGCCCTCCATTGAGAATGGTTGATTATGATATCTATTTTGAATCCGGTATAGACGATTACGGTTCTTGGTTAGAAATGCTTAAGAATTTTAATTTAGTAACTCAAGCAGGTGCATGGTATACATATACTAATACCGAAACGGGGGAAATAATTAAATTTCAGTCTAAGGACTTTGAAAGTAAAATAATGGATAATGCTGAATTAAAAGATCATATTTATAAAGAGCTTTGTTCAAAATATATTTTAAAATACAAAGCCGGTGAAGATTTTGGTATTGATGATGTAACTGTTGATACTGATTTCGAAGGCGAAGAAAGTTAATGAAATCTAAATACTCTGAATTGCTAAAACAAATTCGCGTCACTGATAGAATTTAGATAATTTAGTTGATACTTTTATTGGTAAATTTACCGACAATACGATATTTATTTAAAATAAACTTAAAATGAATATGTATAGCAAGGAGCAACTAAATTATCTTTATTCTTTAATAATAGATCAAACAAATAATGTATTTAGTCTTACAAATCAAATAATCTTAGATTATTTATCTATCACTAAAAGTAAAAAATTTATTAAGCCTTTAAAGGAAGAGTTTTATTCAGTATATGATAAAGATTATATAACTTCTATTTGTCGGCAAAAGCAGGGTCGGTACGGAAGTAGCGTGAGAAATTCGACACCGATTCGATATAGCGATGAAGCTAAAGAAAAAATGAAGTTATCCAGACGAAAATTCTGGGAATCGATACGAGGTACTGAAAGAGAACAACAATTGAAAGAAATTTCCAGAAATTCGATGAAACAGTTACACTCACTTAAACTAAATCAAACTGAGGAGGTAAAGGCTAAGCGAATTAATTCCAGAAAAGCTAATAATGAAATTTGGCATACTGACGAGACAAAAGAAAAAATTAGTAAGTCTCAAATAGGAAAAATTGTATCCGAAGATACGCGTAAAAAGCAATCAGATGCTGCCCGCGGCAAGCCTAAATTTGATCGAAGAGGTGAGTTAAGTCCTAGCAAACGTGCGGAAACTCGGCAAAAAATTTCAGAATCCGTTAAATATTTACACCGTATCGGTACTTATCCGTTAAAAGTAAAATCGAAAGGACATTGCGAAATTGAAACAATTTTATTAAATTTAGGGTATGATATAATTAATGAAGCCAGATTAGGTAGATTTTCATATGATATATTAATTAAAGATTTAAACACAATTATTGAGTTTCACGGTACATATTGGCATTTAGATCCAAATAAATATGATAAAGATTTTTATGATAAATCAAAAGATAGATTTGCGTATCAACAATGGGAACGTGACGATATACGAAAGTCACACGCAATCGCAACTAATTATAGATACGTAGTGATTTGGCAACAAGAATGGGAATCGTTAACCGACGCAGAAAAAATTAAAAAAATTAAAACGATAATTAGTTATGCTTAAACATTATGCCGATTTATTACGGCAACTTTCACAAGAAAATCAATCAGCCGTCGACTTGAACCGTGATTCAAAGGTTCTTATAGTCGACGGCCTTTAACTGAATACCTTTATAAGAGTCTTTAGTGCAGTTCCTATTGTAAATGATGATGGCGACCATATAGGTGGTACGTTTGGTTTTATACGTTCTATAGGAGCGATAGTAAGACAATTTAAACCTACTAGATTAGTAATAGTATTTGACGGTAAGGGAGGTTCTGCTCGTCGAAGAAAAATGCATTCGGGTTATAAAGAAGGACGTAGTTTACCTACGCGCTTTAATAGGTTTGAAGATACTGAACAAACTGTAGAACAAGAAATTCAATCGTTGCAAAGGCAATTTGGTCGATTGGCAGAATATTTAAATTGCTTACCAGTTACTGTTATATCAATAGATAATATTGAAGCAGATGATGTTATTAGTTATTTAGCGACTGATGTATTTGTTAAAGAAGAAACAAAGAAAGTAACAATAATGTCAGATGATAAAGACTTTTTACAACTTATAGATGAACGAGTTCAAGTATGGAGACCGGTAGAAAAGAAACTTTATGGTCGTAATGAAATGGTTGAAAGATTTGGAATGCACCCGGAGAATTTTTTATTATATAAAATCTTCATTGGAGATAATTCCGATAACATTCCAGGTATAAAAGGAGTAGGCCATAAAACCCTACTTAATAAGTTTCCGTTCATTACCGAACATCGAAAGGTGGATATCGACGAAATATTACAGTATTGTGAAGCAAATAAAGATAGCAAGTATGCTATTTATAAATCCGTACTAGAGCAAAAAGAAAGTATGGAACTTAATTATCGATTAATGCAATTACACAATGTAGATATTGCCGGCAATTACAAAACAATGATAATGGATATGGCAGGTAGGGATTCTAATACATACGACAAAAATGCTTTTAAGCAATTGTTTATGTTGGATAAGGCCTATACAGTAATTCCTTCGGTAGATAGTTGGTTACAAAATACTTTTAGCAATTTAGCGGCATATTGAAAAAATTTTATTATATTAATGTATGGCAGATAAATTATCGACGTACGGTCATAACTTTCAAGTAAAGGTTATATCCTCATTATTAACTGACAGAATATTCTTACAACAAGTAAGTGATATCATGTCTCCTGACTATTTTGAATCGCAAGCAAATCAATGGATTGTAGACACTATAAAAACATATTTTGTAGACTATGGATCTATTCCTACGTTAGATGTATTTAAAATAAAAACGCAAGAAGAATCAAGTGATATATTAAAGACCTCTATTATAGACAATTTACGTGAAGTATTTAAATACGTAGAATCAGATGATTTAGATTTCGTAAAAGAAGAATCGCTTAAGTTTTGTAAGAATCAAGAAATTAAAAAAGCGATAATGGATTCAGTTGATTTACTTAAACGCGGTCAATATGAAGACATTAAAAAGAGAATTGACGAAGCAATGAAAGCCGGAGCCGATAAGGATATTGGCTATGAATACTTATTAGGCGTTGCAGAACGTTATACTGATAACGTAAGAAATACAATGCCAACATGTTGGCCTTTAATAAATGATTTAGCTGGTGGCGGATTTGGTAAAGGAGAACTTATTATATTTGTAGCTGGTCCTGGCGGTGGTAAATCTACTGCAATGATGAATATAGGCGCTCATATTCTTAAAAAAGGAATGAGAGTAGTTCATTATACAATGGAGTTAACAGAAGCTTACGTATCACAAAGGTATGATGCAGTTATAACTGGTATAGCAACACAAAACCTAAAATATCATATTGAAGATATTGAAGCAGAACTTAAAAAGTTAACGGGTGAACTTATTATTAAGTATTATCCTACAAAGACAGCATCTGTATCTTCTCTTAAGGCACATTTAGATAAGTTAATCTTACAAGGTAAAAAACCTGATATTGTAATAGTAGACTACGCAGATTTGTTAAGAAGTACAAATGGTAAGGGTAGAGATTCATTACATCAGGAGTTAGAAAATATTTACGAAGACTTGCGTGGATTAGCCGGTGAATACGAAGTTCCAGTATATACGGCATCGCAAGCTAATAGAAGTTCTGCGGAGTCAGATATTATTACGGGTGAGCAAGTAGCTTCATCCTTTGCAAAAATTATGATTGGTGATTTTGTTATTTCATTGTCACGTAAAGTAACTGATAAGATTGCAGGAACAGGACGGTGGTATGTAATTAAAAATCGTTTTGGGCCCGACGGTTTAACGTTACCTAGTAGATTAAACATGAGCAATGGACGTATAGAAATATTTGAAGAGACCAGTGTACAAGGTAAAGAGACCAAAAAAACAATGGAAAATGGCGATGAAATTTTGCGTAAAAGTTTAGCAACAAAATTTAAGGAAATCAATGGTGGATCGCTAGGTTAACAAATATTTATAAATACAAAATTAAAATCGGAGAAATTATATGGATTTATCAAAACGGATACTTAGTGATATTACCATCTTCATGAAGTATAGTAAGTACTTGCCTGAGATGGAAAGAAGAGAAACATGGGAAGAATTGGTTACTCGAAATCGTGAGATGCATATGAAGAAGTATCCTCAATTAGCAAAAGAAATTGAGGACGTTTATCAATTAGTATATGATAAAAAAATACTCCCTTCAATGCGATCTTTACAATTCGCAGGTAAACCAATTGAATTAAGTCCTAATAGAATTTACAATTGTTGTTATTTGCCTATTGATGACGTACGTGCATTTTCAGAAGTAATGTTTTTATTACTTGGCGGTACGGGCGTCGGCTATTCAGTACAAAAACATCATGTAGAAAATTTACCAGAAATTAGAAAATCAAATAAATCTAGAAAGAAAAGATTTTTAATTAGCGATTCTATTGAAGGATGGGCTGATGCCGTTAAAGCTTTAATGACAAGCTATTTTAAAGGCACGTCAGATGTAGAATTTGATTTTCGTGATATTCGTCCTAAAGGCGCACGTTTAGTTACATCGGGCGGTAAAGCACCAGGACCTCAACCCCTTAAAGAATGTTTAGTAAAAATTAAAGGTTTATTAGAAAATAAAGAAGATGGCGAAAAACTTTCATCAATTGAAGTACATGATATCGTATGTCATATCGCGGATGCCGTACTTGCAGGCGGGATTCGTAGAGCAGCTCTTATTAGCTTATTTAGCGCTGACGACCATGAAATGATTGCTTGTAAATCAGGCGCATGGTGGGAACTTAATCCGCAGAGAGGTAGAGCAAATAACTCTGCAACTCTTTTAAGACATAAAATTACTAAAGAATATTTTATGGATCTGTGGAAGCGTATTGAAGCTTCAGGAGCAGGCGAACCGGGTATTTTCTTTACTAACGATAAAGATTGGGGAACTAATCCTTGCGCGGAAATTGCACTTCGCCCTTATCAATTCTGTAACCTTTGTGAAGTAAATGCATCGGATATTACGTCTCAAGAAGATTTTAATGAGCGTTGTAAAGGTGCTGCGTTTATCGGAACATTACAAGCAGGATATACTGACTTTCATTATTTAAGAGATGTATGGAAACGTACGACGGAGAAAGAAGCTCTTATTGGTGTAGGTATGACGGGTATCGGGTCTAATCAAGTATTCAATTACGATATTAAGCAGGCCGCTAAATTAGTAAAAGAAGAAAATGCTCGAGTAGCAGAATTGATTGGAATTAATAAAGCTGCTCGTACGACTACAGTTAAACCTTCGGGCACGTCATCTTTAGTATTAGGTACGTCATCTGGTATTCACGCTTGGCATAACGATTATTACATTCGTAGAATAAGAGTAGGTAAGAATGAATCTATTTATTCTTACTTAGCAGTTTATCATCCTGAGTTGGTAGAAGACGAGTATTTCCGTCCACATGATACGGCAGTAATTTCAGTTCCTCAACATTCTCCGGAAGGTTCAATAGTACGTACGGAATCGGCCCTTAATTTATTAGAAAGAGTTAAAAAGATTCAGCAAGAATGGATTAAGCCGGGACATAGAAGCGGTTCAAACCTTCATAACGTATCAGCTACTATATCCGTTAAAAATGATGAATGGGGTATTGTAGGAGATTGGATGTGGGAAAACAGGGAGTACTATGCAGGTTTATCAGTACTGCCTTATTCAGATCATACATACGTACAAGCACCTTTTGAAGATATTACTCAAGAAAAGTATGATGAAATGATTCAACATTTAAATAATATACATTTAGATAAAGTAATTGAAATTGACGATTCTACCGACGCTCGAGGCGAATTAGCTTGTGCCGGCGGTGCATGTGAAATAGTTTAACAGTATATGAAATGAAACTCTGGTTAACAAGACAACATAACGGGTTATATATGCTAACTGCTCTTAAGCCTATATTTGAAAAAGTACAAGGACAAGAATTTGAAGATGCGTATGTAGCCCCGGGAGAGCCAGTGGGGATGAGAAACTTTTGTGATTTAATATTAAAATTAATTAATTTAGACACTCCGCTTAAGCGCGGAGAAACAATTCAAATAGAGTTACATGGGAATATCTGTTAAAATAAAAAAATTAAGAGAAGACGCTACCATCCCCTGCTATGCAAAAGTGGGCGATGCTGGCCTTGATTTAGTAGCTACTCATATCATTAGCGAGACTAATAAACAAGTTACTTACGGAACGGGAATAGCTTTAGAAATTCCTGATGGTCATGTTGGATTGATATTTCCTCGATCTTCAATACGTAAATATGATTTAGAGCTTTCTAATTCTGTCGGGGTTATTGATAGCGGTTATAGGGGAGAAATTCAGTTTACGTTTAATGTTACTAAAAAGAAATGTGATATAAGTCAACATGAGCATTGGAGTACGGAAATTTATAAAGTAGGTGATAAGATAGGACAAATTATTATTCTTCCTTATCCTCAAGTTACGTTAATTGAAAGTAATGAATTAAACGAAACAGAAAGAGGAACCGGTGGGTTCGGAAGTACGGGAAATTAAATGAGACGAGCGGATGATTGGATTTATGGCCAATACGTTAAAGAACTTGTAGTAAAAAATGTACAAGAATATTATTTAGATGAAAAAGGTAATTTTGTTTTTACTGAACATTATCATAAAAAGCGAGGATCATGTTGCGGTAATGGATGTAAACATTGTCCATTTGAACCTAGACATATAAAAGGAAATAATAAGTTGGGAGATATTTATTAATATGAAACTAACAAAATTACTAGAAAATTCTATTAACGAAAAATTAGATTTAGTAGAAGATGTCAATACAGATGCAGTAGTTGCAAATTTTGTAAAAAAATATATTTCAAAAAACAAACAAAAATTATTTAATGAATTTTGGAATAATATTCCTTCGGGGCGTGTATTACGTCCGTCATTTATTTCTTTAATAGAAACTAGTACGCCCGGAGAAAAAAAGCGATTAGGAGCGGCATTTAAAACAGTAGAACAAGTCGATTCTTTAGATAATACACCTTATACTGATTTTATAAAATTGTGGAAAATTCAAGGAGATGGATGCGGACCGGGTGAATTATATATTATGTTTAGAGTCAATGACGCACGTATGCAAGGTCCTGGTGAATCATTTGATATTGAGTCTGGAGGGAAAAAATATGAAGTTAAAGCTTTAGACACTGGCGAGTCGGGTAAAGCGGCGATGATTAGACCCGGTGCTGAAGGGAAAATATCTAGATTTCCTACTTTAGTTAAGCCATTGGCAGAATTTTTTGGCTTAGTTAGCGCATTAAAAGATCCAAAAATTCAAACATCTATTTTAACCTTAGGCGATCCCAATGCATTGCAAAAAATATTAACTATTATTAATGATATCAAATCAAATCGACCATCCAAAAAACTTAAAGACGTTAGAATCGTAGATACTCCGGGTGATATACCAATATCAATAATGGATTCTGCTTATAAAGGTATGTTAGCTTTAAAAGGTAAAAGAATACCTAAAGACATAACTACTTCTAGAATAAAAGTAAAAAGTAATACAAAAGATTCTTCTTATTGGATAACGCCGGATGATGTAGATGATATAACTAAATCCGCGGGAAAAGATAAAGAAATTACAATTAAAGTAGGTAATCGTATAACAGATGAAAATAAAGAAGCGGCAGTATTACTCGTAGATCTATTAAATAATAGATTTGTTAAAAATCCAGACGCATTTTTACAAGAGTTATCAAATGCTAAAAATACATTTATGATGGGCGGCGATAAATCTGGAATAATTTATTTTAAACAAAATAAAATTAATGTTAAAGAATCTTTAAAAGATTTTGCTACTATAGAATTTTCTGGTGATGCACTTAAATTTGATTTAAAAACTGCAAAAGCATCATATAAAGATTATCCTCATGTGATAAATCAGCCATAAAAATAAAAGGAACAAAAAGGTATTTTAATAAACAAACAAGAATTTAAACAATTAATTCGTGAAGAAATTCGTAAAGTCTTAAAAGAAGGCAAAACGGATCCTATAATTTTTAGTAGAAACTCTTTTTTAGCGACTATAACATTTCGCAGAATAGATGATAATATATTTAAAAAATATAAAAATAAATAATATTTATATAATAAAAGTAAATAATAAGTTGGGAGATATTTATTAATATGGCAATAAAATAATATTTATATAAAAAAAAGGAATATAATGAACAAACAAGAATTTAAACAATTAATTCGCGAAGAAATTCGCAAAGTCTTAAAAGAAGCAACTAAAAAATTACCAGCTCATGAATTTACTGTACCGGAAAGAGGATGGCTTCAATTCGATCCAAAGAAGGTTAGTGTAAGTGATATGAAGGATTTAAAGAAAAATATTGATGCTGCTGTTAAACAAGGAATTTTACCTAAAGTAAAAGAATTTCACATAGCTCAAGATCCTGAAATGGAATTACATTCTATTATATTTGCCAAGGCATATGATCCTACAGTAATGAACCAATTCGGTATAAATATATCAAAATCAAGCGATTTTAAAAAAGACCTTAAGAAAGATGTAATGCATATATTTAAACAAGCATCGCAAAATAACGATATGACAGATGAAATAAACGATGAATTAGGAGATTACTTTGAATTAATTCAAACTTCTAAAGATTCAAAGTTAAAAAATGCTTATAGTAAATTAAGAGGCGAAATAGATGGGTCTGTAGCTAACCAGGCTAAATATGCAAAAGCACTTTTAGATTTATTAAAATAAAAAAAGTAAATGCTTCATCTAATCAATGAAGTATTTTACTGTTTAATTTGATTTATCAAATAATTTTTATATATTTAAACAAAGTAATCAACGTTATGGATAAAATACAATATATTACGCGAAAAGGTAATTTCGACTCAGGTCATAGAGTCATGAATGAATTCATGAAATGTTTTAACATACATGGACATACATACTTATATGAACTAACTTTCTCTTTTAAAAATATGGAAGAGATTGGATATGCAATTGATTTTAAAGAAATTAAAAGAGTGTTTTGTCAATGGATTGACGATATACTTGATCATGGAATGATTCTTAATCCAAAAGATGAATTGCTTATTAAGACTACAAAAGAATATGGGACTAAACTTTGGTTAATGTCTTTAAATGGAGAAAATGAATATTGTAATCCTTCTGTAGAGAATATTGCAAAAGAAGTATTTTTAGCAATGGATATACTTTCAAAAGTACTTTATAAAGATTCAATAACGGGATTACAAATACATAAGGTTACTATTTACGAAACTCCGAATTGTTATACAGAATGCTTAAGAGATAGTATTTCTGATACAGAGCGTCTTTTGTTTAATAAGGTTCGTTGGGAAGAGATTAAGAATTATGCTGAGTCAAAAGGTGTAATAGAATATGATGATCGTAAAATATAATTTGGAAAATTCAAAAGAATTTATTATATTTAGTTTATGAAATGTAAATCATGTAATTCAGAATTACCTAATGTACGAGTGTCATTAGGTTACAAAGAATGTGTTTCTTGTTCTACTGTAGATACATATGGCTGTGTCGATATAGTATATCATAAGACAGGTAATACAGTTCAAGTAATGAGTAAGTCGGCAGCGGCTGAAGTCAATAAACATAAAAGAAGAGGTTTTGGTACTATGCTTAAAGGCGGTAGTAAATCTTCTGTATATAATCCAAAAGGCTCTAAATATGGAGTATCTACTTGCGTTATAGGTAGCGATGCTTCTTATAATAAGGTAGGTGAAATATCAATGTCGTTATTTGAAAATAAAGGCATTGAAGCTGCATTCGATTATATCGATCGTGCGGTAGTTAATTACGATATAAACAAAAATCAAGCATTCAAATTAAAAAGTATATTTAACTCATTATGACAGACGTTAGTGAAAACAAACTATTAATCTCCGAAGATTTTTATTCGGTACAAGGAGAAGGACTTACGTCCGGCTATCCTGCTTACTTTATTCGATTAGCCAATTGCAATTTATCTTGCGGTGCTAAAATGGCATTCGTAAATCAATTTAAAAAGGATAAAGTAGATTACGATCCAGGTACATTTAAAGGTGACTTACATGAAGAAGGTAAGGCTACTTGGACGTGCGACACAATTCCAGTATGGGCAAAAGGTGTTGAAAGAGATTATCAATATTTAATTGATCGTTGGATTGAACAAGGTATCTATGATGATATTAAACGCGGTATTATCCATATTATTTGGACCGGTGGAGAACCTACAATTCCACAACATCAAAAAGCAATTATTGGATTTCATAACTATTGGTCGAATTTAGTATTCAGCGGAAACGATTATATTGAATTTAGTCCGTTTGTAGAAATTGAAACAAACGGTACATTTGTTATTGAAGATGAATTAATGGCTCAATTAGATCAAATTAATTGCTCACCTAAACTTGCTAATTCAGGTATGACTGAAAAGCAACGTATTGTTCCGGAAGCTCTTAATAAAATTATGGAGCATATGATATATCAATTCAAATTCGTTATTAGTACTGAAGAAGATGTTCAAGAAGTATTTAATGATTTTGTTAAACCATTTAATATGCCGTTACCATATGTAATATGTATGCCTGGTTTAGATAGCCAAGATGATTATTTCGAAAGGACAAGATTTGTTTTGGAAATGGCTAAAAAATATAAATTTGTAGGATTATCAAGAATGCACGTTGCAGCATGGGACAAGACTACTGGGGTCTAATTAAAATAAAAAAATTAATATGAAAAAAATCGCAAAACCGCTCGGAGACCGAGTATTAGTTAAAGAAAGAAAAGAAGAGGAAACTGTAGTATCGGGAATCTTTATTCCAGAAAGCGCAAACATTGAAGATGTTAAATTAGCAGATGTAATTTCTGTCGGCGCAGGATTATTTACACAAAACGGAGTTCCTATTCCTATGACTGTTAAGGAAGGAGATTTAGTTGCATTACCTCCATACCATCAAGGTAATGAAGTTAAATTAAATGGAGAAATGTATCTTGTACTTCGCGAAAGCGACTTATTGATGGTAATCGCTGAAACAGAATAATTTATTTGTTCATATCATATACCTTTATAATAAATATACCAAAAAACAGTCATATAATTTAGATGCATTAAAAATAAATAAAGCATTGGAATTATGTAATAATGTTTATATATTTTGGTTAGATACATTACAATTAATTAAAATAGAAACACCAATTAAATTATTAATATGAAATTTCCAATTAAGTTATCACAAGAACAAATTACCAAAGCATCTAATACGTTCGGAAAATTCCTAATAGAATTAGGATTTGAAGATTATTTACAAAATCCACACATGAAAGATACACCTCAACGTGTAACTAAAGCATTTATTAATGATTTATTTAGTGGTGTATATAATGAACCTCCTAAAATTACGGCATTTGATAATACAGGTCAATATGATGGAATAGTTTTCCAAGGTAATATCGATGTTAAATCAATGTGCAGTCATCATTTTTTACCATTTATTGGATATGCGCATGTAGCGTATATACCAGCAACCGATGGTAAAGTTATTGGCTTATCTAAATTAAATCGTATTGTAGAGCATTTCGCTCGAAGACCTCAGGTCCAAGAAAATCTTACAACTGAAATTCATAATTATATTAATGAAACGTGTATAGGTAATAAAGGCGTTGCAGTTGTAGTAGGTGCTAATCATATGTGTGCATGTGTTAGAGGAGTTCGTCACGACAGTACAATGATGACTTCTAAAATGTCCGGTGCATTTATGCAAGACCCTGCTACTAGAAATGAATTTTATCGATTCGTAGATAGTATGGAGTAATATGTATATCAAAGATAAACAAGCACGTATACGATTATTTTTACAATTAATAGACAGCTTTAAAGCGGAGTCATGGGTAGATAACATATATTCGATTATTGAGCAATATGATATGCCCGATCATTTAGATAGGGAATTTGTTATTGATGCTTTAATTGAACATTATGTAAGAAAAGAAGAATATGAAAAATGCGCTCAGTTAATTAAATGGAAAGAAAATCCATTGCGCGTTGATTTAATGATAAACGAAGCAACAGAGTCTATACAAGAAACAGACAAAACGGAATCAAAATATAAGGACGGATTTAAAGTTCCTGATTCCATAAGACAACGATTTAAAAGAAAACGTGATAAATAAGTTATGAAAAGAAAATTATTTTATTTTGGCTTAGAAAGCCTGGCGAGCCGATATACTGGGCAATTAACAAATGAGTGGGCACCTGCTGCATTTAATAATTTTAGTGACCAAATTGAATTTGTAAATATTCCGGGTGACGATAAAGAGCATGGGGATGTAGCAGTAGGAATGGTATTGGATGCAGTTGGTCGAGGAATATATAGCATGTCTCAAGTACAGTATTTTCTTAATTTAATTCGTAAAGGCGAAGTAAAAGAAAATGATATTGTATATTTTGCAGATTATTGGACGCCTGGATTAGAAAGTATTTTCTATGCATTAGATCTTTATAAGATTAAGAATGTAAAGTTTTATGCTCGTAATTGGGCACAAAG